GGCAACCCGAACCGGATGTCGGACATCACCGCCGCACTGTCCGACATCACACATTCGGCGAACACGGCGACGATCGAGGCGCCGGCGTGGTCGGGCGAGCTGTGGTCCGGGCTGGTCTACGAACCGGAGTGGTCCGACCTGTTCAACCGCGGCGACCTCACCAACTGGGAGGGCAAGGGCTGGCGCTTCACGAAGAAGCTGGAGATCCAGGACTACGCCGGCGACAAGGGCGAGATCCCGACCGACACCATCGGCACGGAGCCGTCCGGATACGAAGCCGCACGCATGGCGGTCGGGGTCGATATCGACCGCAAGTTCTTCGACTTCCCGAACAGCGGGTTCGTGTCGTCGCTGTTCGAGCAGGTCCGCGAGTCGTGGGAAATCAAGCTCGACGCGAAGATCCGCGCCTACGCCCTCGCCGAAGCGGTCGCCGCCCGCGTCAACGAGAAGCTTCCGTTCGACGCAGGCACGAACCCGCTGATCGGCGCCCAGGACTCCCTGCTGAAGGCGGTCGCGGTCGCCGTGCGGTCGCTGAAGCGTCGCCGGGTCGGGAAGGCGACGTTCGTCTACGTCAACGACGACGACTACTTCACCCTGTTCAGCATCACGCAGCTGGACGTTCCCGCGTTCCTGAAGCTGCTGGGCGTGGAGCCTGAGAACATCAGGTCGTCGGAGGACATTCCCGCCGGGACCGTCCTCGCCGGCGTCAAGCAGGCCGCGACGGTCCGCACCCTGCCCGGGTCCCCGATCCGCGTGGAGGCCCAGAACCTCACCCGGGCCGGGATCGACGAAGCGTTCTTCGGTTACTGGGCAATCGAGGAGCACCACAAGGAGGGCATCGCGAAGGCGACGTTCACCCCCGCCTGATCCCCTTTCCCGGCGCCGGCGTCTCCAGGGCGGCCTGTCGTACAACAGCCCCCTAGCGTCCCTCCCGGCGCCGGGAAAGCGGCACAACCCCACACACAACCCCACACACAACCCCACAGCAAAGGACAGGAAAGATGGCAGACACGCAGACGTCGGGCGCAACTTCCCCGGCGCCCGACCCCGCCCAGACCGACGAGGCGCCCGTCCGCGAGGCGGCGCCGAACCCGAAGTTCGACCCGCCGAAGGGCAACCCCGGGTCCGGTCGCTTCGCCGTGTACGACACGACGCTGGGCCGGTACGTCGGGAACGTCGTCGACAGCAAGAGCGACGCCAGCAAGAGCGACGCCGCGAAGGGCGCCGCGTCGTTCAAGGTCGTCGAGGTCTGATCGACGATGCCGCAGCCTGCCGACGGGCCGGCCGTGACCGAAGAGGTCAAGGCCCAGCTGAAGATCACGGACAACGCCGACGACGCCGCCCTGGAGGCGATCGTCGCCGCCGTTAACGCCGTGGTCCGCGGCCTGCCCGTCGCGCAGCTCGCGGACGACGTCGAAGCGTGGCCGGCCAACGTCGCGCAGGGCGCGAACATGCTGGCGGGGCGGCTGTTCCGCCGGCGGAACAGCCCGACCGGGATCGAGGCCTTCGGCGCTAACGGGCCGGTCTACGTCAACCGGAACGACCCGGATATTGCGATGCTGCTCCAGCTGGGCGACTGGTCGCGCCCCGGGGTCGGGTGACCGGCCATGTCTGACCTGTCCGTGGCGCCCGTCGACGAGCTGGTCGCGCTGTGCGGGGCGCTCGATCCGCCGCTGGGCGTGTCGATGGACCCCGCCGACGTCAACCCGGGTCGGGGCGGCTGGCTGGCGCTGGAGGAGATCCGACCAGTCAACGTCGCCGGCGCCCTGGAGCTGCGCTGCCAGCTGTACCTGATCGCCCCGGACCTGGACCCGGTCCGGGCGCTGGGCGTTCTCACTCCCATGCTCAACAGCCTGCGGACCGTGGTCACTCCGGACGGTCCGGTCGTTCCGCAGGGGGTCGTGATGCCCGACAGCCCTACCCCGTTGCCCGCGCTCCGGGTTCCGGTCTACCTCTACACCGAAAGCGAGTAACACGTTATGTCGATCTCATCCCGCAAGCTGGGCCCCGGGCAGCTGGAGCTGGGCGCCGTCCCGCTGGAGGTAAACGCGCAGCTGACCTCATGCAAGGTCACCCCCTCTGAGTCCGTGACCAGCGGCGACGCGATCAAGGTGCTGTCCGGGGAGCAGCTGGACGGTGACGAGTCCGCCACCTACAACTTCGTCCTGGAAGGCACGTTCCTACAGGACGACCCCGGCGTCGCGTCCGTCGTCGACTGGTCGTGGGACAACATGGGGACCGAACAACCGTTCCGGTTCGTGCCGTCCGACGCCGGCGGGCGCGAGGTCTCCGGGACCCTCACCCCCGTCCCGTTGACGATCGGCGGCGATGAGGTCGACGCCCGGATGACGTCTGACTTCACCTGGCGAATCCAGGGAACCCCGGACATGGGCCCGGTCGGATCCTGACCCTGACATGGCTGACCGCTTCGCCGCCGACACGTCACAGCTGGAGCAGCTGGGGCGCGACTTCCGCGCCGCCGGCGTCCAGCTGGACGAGCTGGAACCGGTCAACCAGGAAGCGGGGCGCGTCGTGGTCGCTCAGGCCCGCCCCCCGCGCCGGTCCGGGGCGCTGGCGGCATCGCTCCGGGCCGGCGTCACCCCGGGCGGCGTCACGTTCGCCAGCACCGCCCGCTACTGGACCTTCGTTCACTGGGGCGCCCCCCGCCGGAACATGCGGGCCCGTCCCTGGTTCCGCGAAGCCATTGCCTACAGCCGCGACGAGATCCTCGCCGCCTACTCGAAACACGCCGCCGCCACACTCGACAAGATCGGATGAGAAACCATGCCGCCCACCCTGAAGCGACCCGCGTTCCATTGTTGGATCGCCCCGCCCGACGTCGATCCCGACGACGTCACCGACGACCAGCTGGAGCTTCACCACGTCGTCATTCACCACGCCGACCAGCTCCGCGCGGAGCTGGAGGCGAACAAGCAAGGGTTGGCGAAGGGCGGCACCGGAACCCCCATGCACCTGACGGCGCTGTGGATCTGGGCCAACCTGACCCGCACAAAGCGATTCGACGAGCCGTTCCAGGCGTTCAAGCTCCGCTGTGTCGCATACGACGCCGACAAGGACCGCGACCAGCCGCACGGCGACCCGGACGCCGCCCCGGACGAGCTGGACGCCCACCCTACGGAAGCCAGCACCAGCTGAGGCTGATGCTGGCCGAAAGGTTCGGAGGCGGGCCGGCCTATTGGCTGGACCCGGAATTGCCCGACGAAATACTGGTCACAGCGGTACACCTGGCGACACGAAAGGATCGGACGTGAACGACGTAGAGCTGGCGATCCGACTGACCGCGGACGCGAGCGACGCCGCCGCCGCGATGGACGACGTGGGCGCCGCGGCGGACCGCATGGCGTCCGACGTCGACGACGCCAGCCGCCGCTGCGACGACGCCGGCTCACGACTCGATTCGGTCGGGGAGTCCGCCGACGACATGGCTTCCAAGTCTTCCCAGGCTGCCGGCGGAATCGGGGACCTGGGCGGGGCGCTCTCCATGATGCCCGGACCGCTGGGCGCGGTCGGGTCCGGAATGGAAGCCGTCGCGCCAGCCATCATGGGCGTGACCGGCGCGTCCGATCTGCTCAACCTGGCTACCCAGGCGAACATCGTGACCCAGGCCCGCGCCCGGGTCGCCGCCGTGACGACCGCGGTCGCGACCCGGACCCAGGCGGCTGCGACCCGGGTCGCCGCCGCCGCCCAGCGGGTGATGAACGCCGCCATGCGGGCGAACCCGATCGGGCTGGTCGTCACCGCCGTCCTGCTGCTGGTGGGCGCCGTCGTGCTCGCCTACAAGAAATCAGAGACCTTCCGGCGCATCGTGAATACCGTCATGCGTGCCGTCAAGGGCTTCGTGATGGACGTCGTTCACGCGGTCGGGGATCTCGTCGACTGGGTCCGCGACAAGCTCCCCGCCGCGTGGAACGCCGCGAAATCGAAGGCGTCCGCCGTGTGGAACGCCATCAAGTCAATCGTCACCGGCGTCGTGGACCGGATCGCTTCGGTCGTCGCGAACGTCCGCGACAAGATCACCGCCGCATGGCAGACCGTCCGCGACAAGGCCGGCGCGGCGTGGGACTGGGTCTCGAACAAGGTCGCGAACGTGATCGGCGCGATCCGGGACAAGATCGGCGCGATCCGGGACGCCGTGGAGGGCGCCGGGCAGGCGATCCGGGACAAGATCGGCGGCGCGTGGGACGCCATCATGTCGAAGCTCCAGCCGATCATCGACAAGGTCGAATGGCTGATCGACAAGATCAAGGGGATCGACATTCCCGGGCTGCGAAGCCTGCCCGACCTCCCCGGCATCCCCGGGCTGCGCGCCGCCGGCGGGACCGTGGCGACCGGCGGCGACGCCGGCACGGTGCATCTGCATCTGCCGTTGCTGTCCACTCTGGACGACCGGACCATCGGGCAGCTGCTCTCCGCGCTCACCGACTACTACCGGCGCCGCGGAATGAAGATCCAGGTCGTCCCCGCATGAGCGCATGGAGCATCGACGTCAAGGTCGCCGGCCACACCTGGACCGTGACAGACCTGGACCCCGCCACGCCCGGGCCCACCGCGCCGCTGACCCTCCGGCACGCCCTCCCCGATGACGAGCTGTGGCCGGCGCAGCCGCTCCCCCAGGTGGCGACATTCGGGCTGGTCGCCCCGGACGCCGCCGACCTGTCCGACGTCGTCAAGGGTGCCCCC